CTGGTGGGGAACCTCGTGATGGGGAACCTGGTGAATCGCGATTACGAGCCGACGCTGGCGCAGGCCGGGGACACGGTGAACGTCCTGTTGCCGCCGGCTATGCAGGCCAACAACATTCTGGACGGCGGGTCGGTGCAGGTGCAGAATCCGATGATCGCGAGCACGTCGATCGTACTGGACACGCACGCCGAGGCGACCTTTCAGATTCCGGACGTGACCAAGGTGCTGGCGGTGCCGGATCTTCTGAAGATCTACATGGAACCGGCCGTGACGGCGATCGCGGAGAAAATCGAGACGGACCTGTTGAACCTGTATGCCGGCTTCACGGCCAACGCGCCGGTGGGGACGGGCGGCGTCGCGATCACGGAAGCGACCATCGACTCGGCGGAGACGGCGCTGTTCCTGGCGAAGGTTCCGGCCGCGCAGCAGAAGTACATGGTAGTGGACGCCGCGACCTACTCGACGTGGCGGCAGATCCCGCGGTTCAGCGAATTCCAGACGGCAGGGGACGCGGGGATGCGGTCGATCGTCGACGGGACGGTCGGGAAGATCAAGGACTTCTTCGTGCTGCGGTCGCAGTACGTGCCGAAGACGGGGTCGAGCCCGGTCACGACACACAACCTGGGCTTCACGCGGGATGCGCTGGGACTGGTGATCCGCCGGCTGCCGCAGCCGCTGCCGGGAACAGGAGCGATCGCAGAGTATGCGGAGCTGGGAAACTTCGGCATGCGCGTGGTGATGAGCTACCAGCCGAACACGCTGGCGCAGCAGTTCACGGTGGACGTGCTGTACGGCTGCGGCGTGCTGCGGAACTCGGCGGGCGTGCAGGTGCGGACCTAGAGACGAGAGCGGCAGAGTTTTTGACGCGGAGACGTGGAGACGCGGAGAAAGGCACAAGTTCGGGCTTGGCCTTTGCTCCGCGGCTCCGCGTCGTTTTTTGGGCGGGCGAAAGGAGAGGCGGGAATGGATTTGCAGGCTTATTACGGGAAGGTGAAGCAGGAGGAACAGAAGATCGGGGAGGACTTCCCGGTCATTGTCAGCCACGAGACGCCGGACGGCGGGAAGGCGGGACAGCTGACGGAAGTGGCGCGGAGGGTGGCGGCGAAGTTCATCGCGCAAGGACTGGCGCGGCTGGCGACACCCGGCGAATCGACGTTCTTCCGGGACACCCAGCAGGCGGCCAAGCAAGCGGCCGATGACCTGCTCCAGGAGGCGAAGGTTCAAATCGCAATGCTGGCGATGAAGGGCGTGGAGAAACTCCAGACGGGATTGCAACCGAAGGAGACGAAGGAGTAGGCATGGCTCTGTTCACGGATGGTCCGGCAGCGACGATGGAGGACCTCACGGCGCAGGATGCGCAATTGGCTTATGTGGCGAGCACGGAGGGGATCGACGTCACGGTGAAACTGGGGTTGACTCACGAGGCGATCGGGCTCGAGTTGGAGGAACTTTTGGGGCGGGCGTCATGGCAGGACTGCAGATTCCGGTTGTCGCACGTGGTCGTGACGCCGGCGCTGCGGCTCTGGCACACGTACCGGACTCTCGAGTTCGTGTACCGCGACGCCTACAACAGCCAGTTGAACGACCGCTACGCGGGCAAGCGGGACCAGTTCCGTGAACTGAGCCGATGGGCGTACAACCGCCTGATTCAGTCGGGGGTCGGCGTCGCGACGACGCCGGTCCCGCAGGCCTCGGGATTCGAGGCGCAGCCGGCAGCCGGGGCGCTGCCGGCGGCGGTGTATTACGTGTCGACGGGCTGGACGAACGCGGCCGGCGAAGAAGGCGCGTGCTCGACACCGATCGACGTCGAGGTTTCGAACGGAACCTTCGCCGTATATCCGCCCGCAGCGCCGCGCGACGCGACGGGATGGAACGTGTACGTGGGGACCGCGCCGGAAGCGATGACGAGGCAGAACGGGTCGCCGCTCAATCCGGCGGCGCCGTGGCTGGCGGAGACGGTGACGGAATCGGGCGCGCGGCCCGGGAGCGGACAAACACCGAACCGGATGCACGTGATCCCACGCGTGCTGCAGAGGGGCTGATGACGGCAGGAATCGGAAGCGCGGCGACGCGCAAAGTGATGGCCCGACTGACGGGCCCGGCGGACGCGGGCTCGACTGTGGGCGCGCTGACAGAGGCGGGCTACGCCGGAGCGACGATGCGCGCGCAGAACGCGGCGGCGGAGCTGACGGAGCGCGCGGGCGCGGTGACTTACCCGGCGACTACGGTGTACTGCGAGAAGGTCGTGAACGATTTTCGCGAGAAGTTCCGCAGTTTCTCGGGGCGGGCGCAGATGGCGATCGAGGTGCGGCACTCGCAGGACCGGCTGGAGGGACTGGAGAGCGCGCTGGAGGCGCAAACGGACGCCGTGACGACGGCGCTGACGGCGTCGCGCGGCGACTGGGGCGATGGAATGTATTACGCGGGCGGCTACGAGGTGTCGTTCGGGCGCGCCGCGCGGGGCGGAAAGAACTTTACCCAGGTGGCGAAGGTCACCTTCGAGATCGGAGTAAGCAGGAACTGATATGGCGACCTATATATCGTCGAATGCAAACCGGTTTTATGCGGCGCTCGAAAGCGCATACGGAGACGCGGGGTCGATCCAAGCGGCGAAACGGATTCCGGCGGTCAAGCTGGGGATCCAGCAGCAGATCGTAACGGGCGCGCGCAAGGACAAGACCGGGAGCCGAACATTCGCCGGCGCGCCAACGGGCGGGCGGCGAAGGACCAACTTCGACCTGCGGACGTACCTGACGACGTGGGACAAGACAGGGGATCCGGGATACGGTCCGCTGTTTCAGGCGGCGCTGGGCGGAGCGCCGCTGCGGTTCGCGGGCGGCACGGTGGTGTCGTGCACGGCGCAGGGACGGCTGACGTTCCAGGCGGCGCATGGGTTGAGCGCGGGCCAGGCGGTGGCGTGCGGCGGCGAGATCCGTTTCGCGGCGGCGATCGTCGATGCGACGAGCGTGCAACTCAACGCGCCGTTGACGGCGACGCCGCAGGCGGGCGTGGCGGCGGGCGCAACGATCACGTACACGCCGGCGACCGAGTTGCCGAGCGCGAGCATTTTCGATTACTGGAGCCCCGCCACGGCGGTGCAGCGGATGCTGCGAGGCGCGTCGGTGGACCAGTTGGACATCCTCGTGAACGGGGATTATCACGAAGCGCGGTTCAAGGGCCTGGCGCAGGACGTGCTGGACAGCGCGACGTTTTCGGGCGCGGGGCAGATGACGAGTTTTCCGGAGGAGCCGGCATCCGACAATTTCGACTACTCGATCGTGCCGGGGAATATGGGGCAGGCATGGCTCGGCAGCACACCGACGCAGTTCTTCACGCTGACGGGCGCGACGGTGTCGCTGAATAACGGGCTGGACACGCGGTCGAAGGAGTTCGGGTCGAACGTGCCGCGGGCGATCGCGCCGGGACAGCGGACGGTCACGGCGGCGTTCGATTTGTACGGCATGGACGACGAGGCGACAACGTCGCTGTACGAGGCGGGACGGCAGGAGTCGCCGATCTCGGTGATGTTTCAGTTGGGCGAGACGGAAGGACAGCTCATGGGAGTGTTCCTGAAGAGCGTGGTCCCGGATGTGCCGGAGTTCGACGACGGAGAGAACCGCCTACAGTGGCGGTTCAAGAGCGCGCGGGCGCAGGGGACGGGGGACGACGAGGTGGTTGTTGCCTTCGCGTGAGCGATAGGCTTCGACGCGGAGACACAGAGACACGGAGGAACACGATTTTGAGTTATGAGAGTGTCGTGATGGTGGAATCAGAGGTTAGAGCGGGGGTGAGTTTCCGCGTGGCTCGGATGTCGTTCGGGCGGCGGGTGGAGTTGATGCGGAAGGTGCGGGAACTCGCGCGGCGGATGGAGTTTCTGGAGGCGGGAGCGTCGGAAGGGGAACGCATGGACGCGGGGCTGTTGCGGGCGGAGATCGATCGGATGTGCCTCTTGTGGGGGCTGACGGGGGTTTCGGGGCTGCAGGTGGACGGGGTAGAGGCGACTCCGGAGGCGCTGGTCGAGAGGGGGCCGGAAGAGTTGTTTCGCGAGGCGCTGGCGGCGGTGCGGCGCGAGACGGGGTTGACGGACGACGCACGAAAAAACTGACGGTCGCCTTCCATTTCCAATTCACCAACCAGGCCGGTTGGGAGTGCGACGCGTGCCGGAAAGCCGGTCTGGCGCAGAAGAGAAGGTGCCGGTGGGCAGGGATCGGGGACAACGGACGGGGGCCCGTGGTTTGGGCGCGCGGCGGGGTCGCGCTCACGGAGTGTCCGAAGCCGGTGATCACTCCGGAGAGCGAGGCGCTGGTGGAGGAGTATCTGGTGTGGAAGCGGCTGGGTCCGGCGGCGGTCGGCGAGTTGAGCGCGAGGCAGGCGGAGGCGTTCGTGATCCTGGAGAGCGAGATGGAACGGGAGAAGAATCATGGCGAGCGACACACAAGAGACTTTGTATAGGATGTTCGCGGCGCTATCCGGCGGAGCGAGCGGGGCGGGCGCGGACAGCATCGTGGGGTTGGTCACGGGCGGAGACGGCGGGGCGAGTGGCGGCGGATTGGCGGCGACGGTGATTCAGGCAGCGGCCGCGGCATCGGGGTCAGGGAGCACGACGCAGTCCAACAGCGGAAACGGTGGGGGCAGCACGGCGGCCACGGTTGCGTTGGACGTCGTGAAGAGCGCGTTCGGGCTCGTGCCGCTGGCATCGATCCTGTTCGGGCTGTTCGGCGGGGGCGGAAACGACGCGCCGGCGCCGCTGGTGAAATACGCGCTGCCGGCGGCGCTCGACTTTCAGGCGGCGGAAACCGCGTCGGGGCTCACAGCGGCGGACTATAACCAGTCGGGAATGCCGCGTGCGGCGGCTCAGGGAACGCAGGCGGCCTCGCTGCCGGCGATCAACGTGACGGTACAGGCGATGGACGCGCGGTCGTTTCTGGATCGGAGCAGCGAGATCGCGGCGGCGGTGCGCGAGGCGATGCTGAATTTGAATCCAATCAACGACGTGGTTACGGACCTCTGAGCGATGGCGAGCTTTCCGCAGTTGAAGACCAGCGCGGTGGCGCAGTACCCGGCGCGGCGAACGGCCATCTTTCGGAATCAGAGCGTGCGGTTCCTGGACGGGCGCGAGCAGCGCTACCGGGACTCGGCGGGAGCGCTGCGCCGGTGGGAGATCCGGCTGCAGCAACTCGACGAGGGCGAAGCGGCGGCGATCGAGGAGTTCTTCGCGGCGCAGCAGGGCGCGTTCGGATCGTTCGCGTTCACGGATCCGTGGGACGGACAGGTCTACCCGGACTGCAGCTTGGCTAGCGACGAGTTGGAGGTGACGGCGGTGGGCGAGATGAGCGGGACGGCGCGGGTGGTGATCCGGGAGAACCGGAGTAACTGATGCTGACTTATCCACAACTGGCACAATTCCCGATCGTGAAGACGCGGCGGCGGCGGACGTTGGTGAACCGAGCGGCGGACGGCAGGGCGATCAAGCTGGCGGACCCGGCGGGCGAAGTAACGGAATGGCGGCTCGAGTATTCCGAGCTGAGCGACGAGGAGGCCGCGCAATTGTGGGACTTCTTCGCGAAGGCGGAGGGGTCGCTGAACGAGTTTCTGTTTGTGGACCCCACGGCGAACCTACTGGCGTGGAGCGACAACCTTGCCGAGGCGGTCTGGAGTAAGGACCCGATGTTGCAGGTCAGCGCGACCCGATTGACGAATGCGGGCGCGGGTCCGCAGCGAATTACGCAAACGATCGGAGCGCCCGCGGGGTTCGTGTACTGCTTCAGCGTGTATGCGCGGTCGGCGGGCGCGGCGTCGGCGACATTGATCGCGGGCGAGACGACGCTCGAGCAGGCAGTGGGGCCGGAGTGGCGACGGCTGCGGTTGACGGCGACGGTCGGGGAGGCGACGTTCGGGCTGGAGATCCCGGCGGGGGGCGCGGTCGAGGTCAGGGGGATGCAGGTGGAGGCGCAGTGGGGAGCGTCGGCGGCGCGAGTGACGAGCCGCGGCGGCGTTTATGAAGGCGCGCGGCTTCGGGACGACTCGATCGAGATGATCGCGACGGACGTGAACCGGAATTCGTGCACGGTGACCATCATTCATGCAGAGCATATTTGAGCTGAAGGAACAGGCTGTCACGGACACGCCGCTGCTGGTGTTCGAGTGCGCGCTGGCGGACGGGTCGGTCGAGCGGTGGAGCACGCACCGGGTGTTGGTGGACGGCGCGACTTACGAAGCGCGAGTGTTGAGTCACAACGTCTTCGAGATTCAGGCGGGGTCGGATCAGGGCGTGGACGGAATTCCTCGGATCTCGGTGGTGCTGGGGAATGCGGACTCGCACTTTTCGGAGATCGAGCGGGCGACAGGCTGGAAGGGGGCTCGGCTCAAGATCGCGTTCCTATTCTACGATCTGCGGGCGGGCGGACCGGCGTCGGATGTGTCCGTGCTGTTCCAGGGGATCTGCAATCCGCCGGACGAGATCCGGGAGGCGACGTTTCGGATCACGGCGAGCAGCCGGTTGAACCTGCAGCGGCTGGTGCTGCCGCAGGTTCGGATCCAGAGGCGGTGCCCTTGGGAGTTCCCGGCGACGGCAGCGCAGCGGACGGAGGCGGTCGACGGCGGCGCGAGCGGGAAGTACTCGCGGTATTACCGGTGCGGTTACTCGGCGGGAGTGGCGGGCGGGACTGGCTCGATGGACGGCGCGG